ATTCTAATGCGTTGAGTGCAGGTTGAAACAGTTCTACAATAGCAAATGCATCCTCAGACTTGGTCGTTAGCAGTGTGGGCGCTGGATTTGGAGTAGTTTATCCTGGTTCAAATGTTGGCTGGACTTATATGGAGAAATAATATGTCAAATTACGAAGCAACTAGATATGATTTTACAGGAGCAAATCTTACAGGTATTGAGGGAATACCTACCGCAACAATTGTGCCATGGTCCTCATCTTCAGTGCCAACTGGATTTTTAGAATGTGATGGATCAGCAGTTTCAAGATCAACTTACTCAGCACTATTTGCAATCGTAGGAACAACTTATGGATCTGGTGATGGTGCTTCAACATTTAATGTACCAAATTTAGCTGACAGAACTGTTTTAAGTAAATCAAATAACAAAGCTTTAGCATCTACTGGTGGAGCTGAAACGGTTCAATCAACAGGAAATGTTGGAGGTACAACAGCTAACGCTTCTTTATCAACCGCACAACTTGCATCACACAGTCACCAAGTACCTAGGGGATCAGGACCAGGAAATTATGCTCCAGGTAGACTTGCAAGGACACTGAATACATCTCAACCATCGATAACAAGTGAAAATACAGGTTCTGGATCGGGACACCAACACAATATGAGTGCAACATTTACTGGTGATTCAACTTCTGTTTTACAACCTTATTTAACTTTGATATATATTATTAAAACTTAGGAGAAAAAATGGCAACTAGTGCAAATTGGACTGTAATATTTGATGACAAAAAAATAATGAATCATTCAGTAAAACAAGATAATGGTAGTCCACAATCATATGTAATTGAAGATGATGCTTTTTGGAATGATTCTAAATTTTCTAATATTTGGGCTATACAACATGGTACTAACCCAGCATCTGATGAAGTAGAACATAGAGATACAACACCTCATTGTAGTTATGCAGAAGCTAATTTAGGAGATTTTAGTGAATTTACAAATAGATGGGATTCAGCACATTTAAATCAACTTCAATTAGATTGGGATAATGATAATGTTGATGGAGAAAGCGAAGAAGATAAAATCGCTAGATTAGGGGCAAGACCCACTTCTTATTCTTCATAATCAATTATAAATAAACTAGCAGTATATCTTTTCAGATTTGGAACATTACTTGCATGACTAGAATGCATCCAATTTGAAGGAAATAAAATAGCTCTGTTTGGTCTAAAACCAACATGCATATCTAATTCACACTTTTCTGGAGTTCCATGATAAAACACTGTACCATTTGTAACAGCTACAGGGCCATATAACATTACTAAAATATTTATTTTGTAAATACCATCTGTATGAGGTTGAAAATTATCTAAGTTTCTTAAATCAAGTCCACTGTCATCCTCTAATTTATTTATCTTAATGTTAAATTTATTTTCCGCTTGTTTAATAAAAATTTCTTTTAATTTAGGGTCTTGATTTAATATAAATCTATCACCATAGTAATTTTCTTTTGTTTTTTCTTTTCCCGTAAGCCATCGAGGAGTAAAACATATTTTAGTAGTTATATGTGTTTGAATTTTTTTTAATTCATCATTGTTAAAAAAATTATCAATTATTTTTATCACCTTAACATCATCCAGGAGGTTAAAATATATTTTTCACCTGATAGAGGAGGATTACCTCTATGCACATACGGAAAACCTGCAGGCCATATAAGTATTCTTCCAGTTTTAGGTTTTACTCTTTTTGAAAAATGTAAAAATTCAGTCTCTCCTCCATCTTCTATATCATTTAAATAAATAGAAAAAACAAAAGCTCTAGGCTCATTACTACGTCCTTTACCATGTTCAATATGCCAAACATGATACCCTTCAGTAGGTAAAGTTTTTTGTATTTTTAAATCAGTAAAATTAAACGGAACTCCATATGCATCGTCTGCTCCAACATTTTTAATATAATGATTCCAAGCTAAATCAAAATTAACCATCATTGATTTTAAATCCTCCCACCAAATTTCAAGATTGCAAGGAGCTGCAAAAAATTGTTGATCTTGTTTTTGAAGTATAGAAGACTTCTCTGATCCTATTCTATTAACTGTATTATTAAATTTATTTTGATCTTCGTATAATTTAATGGCTTTGTTACATTCTTCAGGTGTTATGTAGTTATCGTATACACCAATAAAATTGTTAATATTTACTGTTTTTTCATTCATAAATAGATTGGCATGTTTTTTTATTAATTGAAAAACCAAACACCCACATAATCCTTGGTTTTTCTCCTAAAACAATATCAGAACCATGATTAACATTAGATACTGGATATGTCCACATATCTTTTTTATTTAATTTAATTTTTTCATCTTCAATAATAGGCTCTCCACCCTCATTATTAGATAATTTTATATTTGCATGTATGGTAATAGTATCCTCAACCCAAACAGGATCTTTATGAAGATAACATGTATCTCCTGGTTCTGCATAACTAGCAACCATCCCGTCTTTAAAATTAGCTAAATAAAAGTTTTTTAATTTTAATCTTTTTATAATTTTTTTTTGTATTTGATAGGAAATAGGTGGAAACTTAAAATTATTAGAATATTTAGTAGTTAATCTTCTACCTTTCATATTTGCATCTGTAAAAAACACATTATCTTTATTATCCATAATCCAACTGGATAAAATATTGCACTCCTCCTCGTTTATAAAGTTTTTAAAAATTCTATAATTTTTCATTCGAAAATTTTACCATGTTGCCATTGCCATAAAAAGGGAGAATGTTTAATAGAGTTATAAACAAAATTATCTAAATGAAGATACTTTAATATTTCTTTTTTGTCCAAAATTTTTTCTATTTCTTTTGTTTTTTCCTTAGAATTATTTTGTAATAAATTTAAAGTTTTTCCAAAATGCATTTTTAAAAATATATCTAAATCATCTAAGTCTATATAATGTGTAATTCCTGTATTCATTAAATAAGGGATTTGTGAACTGCTATGATTAATATTTCCAAATAAACGGTTTCTTATATGAAATTCATTAGTTGTAAATATTTTTTTAAAGTTAATGTCTTTAATATTTATTTTATGATTTTCAGCATCATAAATAAGTCCAGACATAAATCTTTCGTAAGGTTCTCTAATAATTGCAAATCTAGGTTTTTTTCCAGCAGGTGCTGTTGAATTCCAAAATTTTCCTGGATATGTGTCTTCTATACAGTGTTGCACACTCGTATTACCATTTTTAAAAATTTTTAAAAATTGAAATTTTTCTGTTTCGGTTATTTCAATAATTCTAAATTGCATAGTATTTAATTTAATTTATCATAAGCGTAATTTTTATAAGGTCCGTTTTGATTTACATAATGTAAAAATAATTGAGCCATACCTTCGCCCTTATATACACCTGGTCTTTGATGTTTTTGATCACATCCAGCATATAAAACAGCATCACCTTCTTCTAATTCAAAAGATGTTCCTTCAACAATTATAGGCCAATTATCATATTTTTTGATACAGATAGTTACACTTATTTCACAAGCCTTTCTATCAGAGTGTTTTAATAATGTAGCCCCAAAAATATAATATCTCCAATAGGCATAAGTTGGAAATAATTTTAAATTTGATAATTTTTCTACAAATGTAAGTTTCTCTTCCAATATAGAAGACATTAATGGATCTTTATACCAAGAGGGGGAAAATGATTGATTACCTATAACATAATCTTTATTTAGATCTAATCTATTATAACAATATTTTTGATAAACTTTTAATTCATCTTTATTAAAAAAGTTTTTTATTAATTTATAATCTACTGCAGCCATGCTACTATACTATATCTAGTCCCTTTCGTAATTGGTTCAATTAAGTGTGGATACATAAAATTACTTGGAAAAAATACTATAGATCCTTTATCTAGCTTTAATCTTTTTATTTCATTCTTATATTGATCTGTAAAAATTAAATCACCTCCTTCATAATCATTATTAAGATTTATAATAATACTTAAATGTCTAGGAGAGGTAGTATAATGATCTGTATGCACCTCGTATTTTCCACCGCTTGAATATTTTAACAAATCAATCTGATCAATTTTTTCACTAGACATTTGTGGAAACTTTATTTTGTAAAAAGTATATAACCTTTGTATTTCAGATTTTACATAATTCCAATAAAATATATTGGTAGGAGTTTTTAGATTTAAAGAAAATCCTCTTACGTCCCTAATATTTTTATTAATACCACTTAAAATTGTAAGGTTTTTTTTTGCTTTGTGATCTATAAAAGGTTTCATAATTTTGATAAATTCAGGGGAAACTATTTTTTTAATCTCCATTATAAATTCAGTATGATCCATAAAGCTTGTTATATATCTTAATTTAGACAGTATTTAAATAATATTCTTTCTAGGGTATAATACCTTATGCCTTTAACAAAAGTACAAATAGCCCCTGGATTTAATAAACAAGTCACTCAGACTGGAGCTGAAGGTAAATGGACTGATGGTGATTTTGTAAGGTTCAGATATGGTCTTCCAGAAAAAATAGGTGGTTGGGAACAACTTTTAGAAAATACTATAGTAGGAGCAGCAAGAGAACAATTTATTTGGGCTGATCTTGATGGTAGAAAATATGCTGCAATAGGCACAAATAAGGTATTAGTGATTTATTACGAAGGTGCCTTTTTTGACATTACCCCTTTAGGTACAGCAATCACAGGAATTACATTTGATACTGTTAATACATCAACTACAGTAACTGTAAACAAACCCGCACATGGTTTAGAGCCAGGAGATATTTTTCTTTTTTCATCTGTGACTCCTCCAACAGGTGCAGGATATTCAGGCACAGATTTTACAACAAATCCTTTTCAAGTAGTTACTGTTCCTAACAGTGACGAGTTTACAATTACAATGTCTAGCGCAGCAGGGACAACGGTCAACGGATCAGGATCTGCAACAATCACTCCATACATAAAACCAGGAGCTTTAGGTTCAACGTTTGGATTTGGATGGGGAACAGGACTTTGGGGTGGTGGACAACAAGTGTTTAGCACATTAAATGGAGCTTTGTTAGATGACACTGCTGGAACAGGAGGATCTGGCACAGCGATTACTCTTACATCAACATCAGGGTTTCCATCAACTGGCACGATCAAAGTAGGAGCTGAATTTATTTCATATACAGGAATCTCATCTAACGATCTTACTGGTATTACAAGAGCTGCAGCGGGAACTAGATCTGCGCACTCAAGCGGTGCAGGTGTTGAAGTATTTACAGGATGGGGTATTGAATCATTATCACAAACTCTTTCAATAGATCCTGCATCTTGGTCTTTAGATAATTTTGGTGAACAGTTAATTGCTACTATAAAAAATGGTCAATCTTTTTCTTGGAATCCTATTAATTCAAATCCTAATGCTTTAACTACCAGAGCAGCAATAATATCAAATGCACCAACTGCATCTGTTATGTCATTAGTTTCGGATAGGGATAGACATTTAATTATGTTTGGAACTGAAACTACTATTGGAACTCCTGGAACACAAGACAAAATGTTTATTAGATTTTCAGATCAAGAAGATATAACTGATTACACACCTACTTCAGTTAATACAGCAGGAACTTTTAGATTAGACTCAGGCACAAAAATAGTAGGTGCAGTTCATGGTAAAGATTACACATTTATTGTTACGGATAATGCTGCATACGTAATGCAATTTGTTGGACCACCCTTTACCTTTTCTATTAGACAAGTGGGTTCTAATTGCGGATGTATTGGTCAACACGCTATGAAATATGTTAATGGTATTGTTTATTGGATGGGAGAATCTGGCGGTTTTTTTGTTTATGACGGCACAGTAAAATCACTGCCTTGTGCAGTTGAAGATTTTGTATTTACAACTAAAAATGGTAATAATCTAGGAGTAAATTTTTCTGCAGGGGAATCAGTGTATGCGGGTCTTAATCATTTATACGAAGAGATTTGTTGGTACTATCCACAAGCAACATCTGATTTTAATGATAGATATGTTTGTTATAATTACCAAGATGGAACATGGGTGACTGGCTCTTTATCGAGAACTACTTGGGTTGATGCTAATCTTTACGAAAATCCATATGCAACAGAATTTAATTCTACAGGCTTACCTACGTTTCCGACTGTTCAAGGTATTACAAATATTAATGGGTCTACTAAATATTTTGAACATGAAAAAGGTGTTAATGAAGTAGACACCTCTGGTAATAAAACTGCCATACCAGCTTTTATTGAATCTGGGGATTTTAGTTTAAATCCTGATGGCACAAATGCTGAGTTCTTTATGAGCATGAGAAGGTTTGTACCCGATTTTAAAACAATACAAGGTAATGCTCAAATTACTATTTTGTTGAGAGATTTTCCTGCTGATACAGAAACATCGTCTCCACTAGGACCATTCACGGTCACCGGATCAACAAAGAAAGTAGACACACGGGCAAGAGCTAGATTTGCAAGTTTAAAAATTGCAAATACTAGCACAGATGAAAATTGGCGCTTTGGAACTTTTAGAGCAGATGTTCAATTAGATGGTATGAGGGGATAATGGAAGAAGATATAATGAATCAATCTATACAACCTATGGGGATTAAACCTTTAATTACAGAAGAGAGACCTGATTTTAAAGGAATGGCGTTAAATGTTGCGAAAAATAAAGCCCTAGATTATGCAGCTGGGAAAGTAGGTTTAAACATGGCTCAAGCTTCTGGTCTAGCCAGTATACTTGGTATAGGTTCATCAATTTTTGCACCTCTGGGTTTAGTTTCTGCATTAACAGGAAGATCATTAGGTATTTCAGATTATTTAGCAAATCGAAGAGCTCAAAAAGAAGCAAGAAGATTAAGACTTAACGATCCTCAAGGTAATGTAACGACTTATCCCGTAGGTATAATGGCTATGCAACCCACAGCTCAAGAAGCCTACAAAGCTGGACAATATAATACAGGTAATGGAGGAATGACATCTAATCAAAGCACAGGAACCTCCGCCGAGAGAGGAGCAGCATTACATGGCTAGAGTAGATATAGTTATACCAGAACCAACTCCTAGATATACTGAAGAAAATCAAAGACAAATAAATCAGTCTTTACGAACTATGCAAGATAAGTTAAATACGTCTTACCAACAAGAATTAAAAAATGAACAAGATACATTTACCTGGTTTATATCATGACAATTAGATACAAGAATGAAGGAATAAATTTAAACTCTACAGGAACAATAAGTGTGTTTACTGCGCCATCTGATGCAACAGTGTTAATTAAACAAATACAAATTAACAATGGTTCTTCCGGTGCTGTAAATTTAAATGTGCAAGTCACAGATACATCAGCTTCTTCAACATTTAGGATATTTAATGAATCTGTTACAGGGTCAGCCACTAAAGATATTATAAATCATACATTAATTTTAGAAGCTAGTGATATTTTAAAAATGACTGCAGGTACCGCTGATGAAATACAAGGTATTATATCTTATGCATTGTTAGATAGATCTCAAGAAAATGGCTAGACAAAAATTTGTAAACTTTGTACCAAGACCAAAGCCTCGAAAACGGCCTGGTAGACATAAAAAAAGTCTTTCAAAATCCGAAAAAAGATCGTATAAGAAATATAATCGACAAGGAAGATAATTATGAATGACATACCTAAAATACCTGTAGAAGCAAAAGAAATAATCAAACATAAAAGAACTGGTAAAGTTTACGAATCCAAAGAAGCTTTTGATGCTGATGTTGCTGATCCTAACACTGACACTACTAGTGATGATTTTAGACAAGATCTTGAAATAAAAGTTACTAGAGCTGGTGCTATAGGAGCTAAAACAAAAAAATAATACATGGAAGCTAGAGGGGCAACAGAAATTCAACATGAATTTTTAGAAAAATATGTTTCTAAAGACTTGTTAAACAAATTTCAAATATGCACATCTATTCCAGGTAAAGTACCTTTAGACCCTAATAAGATAAATATTCTTTGGCAAAAAAATTCTTGGGATCAACCAAACCTACAAGCATTTTTTAGAAATAAAGATAGGCATCATGAGTATGATTGGTACGTATTTAATTCACATTGGAACTATGAAAAGTTTAGGTATTTTTTTCAAATACCTGAAGATAAATGTATGGTAATAAAAAATGGTGCAAATCATTTTCCTCAAAGAAAAATATACAAACAAGGTGAAACAATAAAAATAATACATCATTGTACACCTTGGAGAGGCTTAAACGTATTGTTGTTAGCTATGCAACTTATTAAAAATCCTAAAGTTGTGTTAGATGTTTATAGTTCAAATGAAGTGTATGGCAGCGAGTTTGCTAACAAAGCAAACAAAGACTTTAATGATTTATTTAATCAAGCTAAACAATTACCTAATGTTAATTATATAGGATACAAACCAAATGAATATATTTTAGAACATATGACTGATTATGATTTGTTTGTTTATCCATCTATTTTTGAAGAAACCTTTTGTGTATCAGCTTTAGAAGCTCTGGCTGCGGGTCTTCATGTCATTACTACTAACTTTGGAGCTTTACCTGAAACATGTGCTGAATGGCCAGTGTATGTAAATTATAGTAAAAATTTAGAATTATTAGCAGGTAGTGTTGCTGGTGCTATTGATGTATGTTCAGAATATTTACACACTAATACAATACAAAACCATTTAAACGAACAACAAAAATATTATAAAAATTTTTATAGTTGGGATAAGAAAGCCATAGAGTGGGAAAATTTTTTGAAAGGAGCCCTAAGTGTCAAACGATAAATATATAAATGAGGATACATACCAAACATTACAAGAGGTAAGTATTGAAACACAGTCAGACTATGAAAAAGCTAAAGAACCACTATGGAAACAAAATAATGATGAGTTTAAAAAATTTGAAGTTTTTGTTGCTACTCCTGTACATAGTGAAGTATCTATTCATTACACACAAGCTCTCATAGAATTTCAAAAAGAATGTTTTAAAAAAAGGTTAAAAGTTTCTTTTCATTTAGTAAAATCATCTCTAGTAACACAAGGTAGAAATTTATCAGTTGCTGGTTTTCTAGAGTCAAAAGCCACTCATTTATTATTTATTGATTCTGACATTTATTTTCAAGGTAAATCTATATTTACAATGTTAAAAGCGGATAAAGATATAATTTCTGTGCCCTATCCTCTTAAAACTCTTATGTGGGAAAAAGCTTTTAAAAAAATGCAAGAAGGTAAAATAAAATCACCTGATGACATAAGAAGATCTTTACATACTTATCCAATGAAAGTGCCTAATCCTAATAATATAGAATTAAAAAAAGGTATAATGGAAGTCACAGATTCTCCAACGGGATGTATGTTAATTAAGAGAGAGGTTATTCTTAAAATGATAGACAAGTATCCAGAAAAAGAAATAGTTCAAAAAACAGTCATAAATGGAAAATACGTTAATAAACCTAATATGTGGAACTTTTTTGATACTCTTCATGATCCGAAAGAAAAGACTTATAATGGTGAAGATTTTGCTTTTTGTAAACTATGGAGAGATTTGGGTGGTAAATGTCACGCTTATATCAATGATGCTATTGTCCATGTTGGAGAACACCAGTATCAAGGTAAGTTCTACGATGAGTTGATATCAGCCAAGTAAAATGGTATTATTTTACATTTAAGATCTTAAAAGGAGAATTAATGCCAATACAATTTTTGCCTCAAGCTTTAGCAGCATTAGGCGCAATACAAGGATTTAGATCTGCAAAAGATTCAGGAGCTTCTGGAATAGGTAGAATATTAGGTGCTGGGGCTGGAGCATTTGGTGGTTATAATCTAGGATCAATGTTCCCAGGTACAGGTGTAAACCCATCATTTGCTAACATTAGATCATTAGAGACTTTAGGAAGAGCTACTCAAGCTGGAGGTGGTATGGATTTAGCCACTGTAGCAGCATCAAACGCTGCTGATCCTCAATCTAAATTTGGTTTACAAAATATATTACGTTTCTTAAAAAAAGACAGTTCTCCAACTGGAGAATTTAGTGCTCCAAGAGTTGCAAGTGCATTAGCTGCAGGTACATATCTAAGCGGTGCTTTTGACCCACAACCAACTGATATTTTTATGCCAGGATATAACATGAGTTATCTTACTCTAAGAGATAAAAGGCCTAAATTTACTTATATTGATCCAACCACGGGACAAGAAAAAGAATATCAACAAGTTTATGCTCCTGAAGAACAAGGTAGAGATGATAAAAGAGTAGGTCCATATTCTATGGTTCAACAAAGATTAAGATCAGGTGGACTTGCAGAAATAAAAAAATTTAATGAAGGTGGTGTAAACTATCTTCCATCAAAAATGACTCACGATGAAAACGATTCTAACAATTATGTTAGAGCATTAGGATATGTTGAAGATGGGGCAGGAGTAGGTGATAAAGACGAGGATACAATGTTAGCTCAATTAGCAGACGGAGAGTTTGTAACAAGAGCAGATGGAGTATTAGGTGCTGGAATCATAGCTGGAGCTAATCCAAATAGCATGAAAGATATGAGAGAAAAAGGTGCCCAATATTTCTATGAACAACAAAGAAGATACAAAAGAGTATTTGATTTATTAAAGGATAGAAATGGCGACAGCAAACAAAAAATCAATTAAACCTTTAGTAAGTATTTTACCTTTAGAGCCAAAGGATATTGAAAGATTTTGGCCTCTAGCAGAGTTTATGGTTGCTGAAGCCTTAAACTATTCAGGAAAATATGCTGATGCTGCTTGGGTAAGAGAAGAATTAAAAAAAGATATGATGCAAAGTTGGATTATGTTTGGTTCTGATGAATCAGAAGAGAATAAAGTATTTGGTATTTGTATTGGAAGAATTGGTGTCATGCCTAATTTTAATCAATATGAAATTGTTATTTGTACAGGAAAAAGAAGAGAGTTATGGGAAGATAATTTAATTAAAACGGTCACAGATTTTGCAATAACAAATAAATGCAAAAGATTGAGTATTATGGCAAGACCCGGTTGGGAAAGAGTATCTAAAAAATGGGGTTGGAAAAAGAAACATGTACAATTAGAAAAATGGATAGGATAATATTATGAGTTTTTTTAGCGGAAGATCACAACAAGCAGCAACACCATCATCGCAAACACAGTTTGTAAGAGAAGCTCCTGGTATTGAAGAAAGAAAAATAGAATTGATGGATATTGCGCGTCAAGTAGCGCAACAACCAATAAATTTACCTGATATTCAAGTTGCTGGTTTAGGTGCATTAGAACAACAAGCATTGCAACGAGCTGGTACAACAGGTGTTGGTGCTCCAACAGTTCAAGCAGGTATTAATCAAGTCACAGGAGCAGCTGCCCCTGTTGGTGCTTCACAAATTTCACAATTTTTAAATCCGTATCAACAATATGTGACAGATGAAATTGCAAGACAGTCTGGAATTATGTCAAACCAAATAGCTGCACAAGCAGTTGGCTCAGGAGCTTTTGGTGGTGGTAGAGAAGGTGTTCAACAAGCAGAATTACAAAACAGAACGTTAGATGCTATGGGCAGAGCACAAGCTCTAGGTTTTAATACTGCGTTAGGTGCAGCTCAAAAACAACAAGCAGTGGGATTACAAGCAGGTCAACAGTTAGGTCAGTTAGGTTTAGGCCAACAACAAATGGCTCAAGGTGATATAAATCAATTGATGGCATCCGGTGGTGTTCAAAGACAATTAGCACAAGCAGCACTCGATGCTCAAAGACAATCAACATTACAACAACAATTTGAACCATTTCAAAGAGCAGAGTTTCTTGCAAACCTTTATGCTGCTGGTCCTAAATCTCAATCAGCAGTCACAATGGGAACTCAACCATCAACTAGTCCCTTGGCTCAAGCAGTAGGAACTGGTATTGGTGCATTTGCTGCTTATCAAGGTTTAAATGAAAATCCATTTATACCAAAATAGGAGGTCTAATGTCTTTAAACAAAGTATTAAATAGACCCATGTTTAGAAGAGAGGCTTTGAGAAAAGGCCATCTTAAACCTATCAAGGCAAGAACAGGTAGAAGTATAATAGGGCCTAATAGACCACCTGTGCCTGCAATATACCAAGGAAGTCCTATGGGAGTGCCTGTTGGAGGTACATATAACACTGGATTGGCATTAAGAAATCAACCAACGTTGATGGAAAGAGCTGGAACAGGTTTAAAAAGTTTTGGCAGAAACATATTTGGTATACCTAATATAATTGGTTTTGGTGCAGGAATGAAAGTTGCTGATGCTCTTAACATAAAAGATCCAATTGGACAAATGGCATTTGGTACGGGAGGAGCTTATGCGGCTTCAAGAGCATTACCTGCCTTAGCAGGTTTACCTGCTTTGACTTCTGCAGCTCTTTTAGCAGGTCCAACATATCTTATGTATGCAGGTTCAAAAGAAAGAGAAAGAATTAAAAATATGAGTCCAGAAGAAAGAGCAGCTCATAAATCAAAAGTAATGCAATTTGGAA